GCGATGGCGATACAGGAGTACCTTTGCCAGATTCAGCACTAGAAGATTTTACCATAGTCAGAGAGCCTGGAAAATTATACATGTCATATCCGCACGTGGGTAAATCGTTCTACTCAATATTTTTAGACAACGACATGGATATAACTCCAGATCAGATAGAGTGTACAACACTAATGCGTAATACTTTGTTCCTGTGGTTTGGCAACGGTGTTTATGCTTCTGACAGCAAACTGAATGCTCAGATGCGTAGAATGTTAAGTTTTTATATCAAAGTACAGGAAAAAATGCCATACGATTTTGATGATAAAAGATTAACTATAGGAAATTTATTATTAGGAGAAGCAATTGATATGCCTGATAATATAGTGGAAATACTGGAAAAGCACAAATATCTATATAGTTGGAATTGTAAATAGACACTTCGTGTCTTTATAAACTACATTCAATCGTTTCGTTTCACTACACTCTTTCATTTGTTTATAATTTTTTAAAAAGCCGTTATCATGTATTTTGGAGTCATAACTCACCTATACAGGCGAGCAATGATGTCATCATGTGATTTCTTCATCATCTCAATCTCGGGTGCTACTAGGAGGCGGTAAGCCTTGTCCCCCCATACACTACCGTCACTGGTGTCTTACGGGAGCCACATAACCTTAATGAGTTTAGTTATGTAACTAACAGGTTGCTTTTTTCTCAGAGCCTGTATCCTTTAATACTGTTTGTCGTGTGCTGTATCTCATTTGCCGCCATACATACTAGAATCTCGCACCGGGTGTCTCCATTGCCGGATTGTCAAAGTAATCGATATTATGTGCCTCGATGGGGTGGTGTATGGACCTATGTGTTGCCTTGTGTGCCGTGTGTGCCGTGTGTGCCTTAATTTATGCCTAGCACACCTACTTATATGTGTTTGAGGGACTCTTTAAGAATTTTCGAACCACCTATGCGAACATTGATGATTCCGTTATAATATTCATCTGTAAGTAAAACTTTTCGGTCAAATTGTTCTTGTGCTTCTAAGTAACTAGCAACACCTCTACTAGGACAAAAATGTAATATTTCTCTAGTAAATTTATCCTCGCCAAGTTTTTCTACATCTGCTTTTAAATGATCTGAACTACCCCAATAATCCTTCCAGTCACTTTCTTTATATCCGCGTCTTTTGTTCTTTTTGCCTTTTAATGGTGGTTTTGTTGTTTTAAATTTTGCTAATTTTTTGCCAATGTATTTCATGTTGTTGGTGTTATTTGTAATTAAATATACAAATGCTTCACAATTTTCTGGTAGTGTGTTTACTTCTTTATTATTATAGTACCAACTCATTACATGTCTTCGTTTACTGGTTTACCTGCTTTTGCTTTATAATAGCCTTCTAATGTTTTAACTACTAGTTGTCTTTGTGGTAATGACATTTCCCAGGCATCGTTGAAACTCACAGCACCAGTAGAGTAAATTACCATTTCGGTAATTTCTTTATTAATGGCATCTGATTCGTTGTTCAGCCTCCTAAGGTATGCCACTACCTCCTCTGGCTCTGCTCGTGCTAGGAAGCCGTGAAAAAATTTACAGTATTAAAGTTTACAATAGTTTCAAAAGAAAACTCTTCTCCCTCTGGTAATTCTTCACTACAAGGTACGCAAGTTAGTTCCATCTTTTTCTGTATTCCAATATTGCCTATTTCTTCTATAAAAGATTCTAACTCATTACTAATACTTGCATCTGCATTTTCTAAAAATTCGGTTATATGTTCGACATTACTTACTACAAATTCTTCTGAATCTTCAGTACTAGGTACTGTAATTGTACTAATACTATCTACAAGTAAATCAAAATTTAGTTTTGCAAGTTCGATAAAATTTGTATTAAATGCTTTAATTTTTTCCATTTCATCTTCTATAGCATCTATAGACTGTAAACTTCTGCTACTTCTAAAGTTAGCCACTCCTGCCTTTACAGAAGTTTCATAACTAAATGGTTTCATGCTTATAAGCAAACCGGAATCAGTTGTAAATTCATATTTTTTATTTAAAGTTTCCATGTTTGCAAGTATAACCTCACCACTTAGTACAGCAGATGCTTTTTCGCCACATTGTGGACATTCTCCGCCAACATCTATTTCATCACCATAAGTGGCGGCCTGTATTGCTACTAATAATGCGTCTACGTCATTAGCAACCAAATTTCTAGGTTTTTTAATTGTTGGTACACAACTCATTATAGTTCTTGCAACTGCTTCTCCATTTAAAAGTGCATCTGGATTTTTCATCATAATTTCATCTTTAGCAGTCATAGGAAATACAGCCAACTCTTTAGTGCTTGGCATGTCTACAGTATCTTCATCGTAAAATTCGCCTTTACTAGGTAGTCCTGTATAAAGTTTAGGGGTCCTAAAATGACCTGCTAATGGATTTGTATTATTTGACATATTAAAACTCCTGTTAATAAATCTGATAAATATGTTTGTATAACAAATTATCTACAACTATTTATCAGAGTAAAATACGTTGTTTATGGAATTTACGGAATGGCAACAATTGATGTAACATACGGTGATGGAGAAAGGCTACTTGTCGATAACGACATAGCAACAGAAGTCACATTAAACAAGATTTTAGAAAATCTTGCACCTCTTAGTGCTGAACTAAAAGCCTACGTGGCACAAATTTCCAAATCAGCAGGTAAAAGTGATCAAAAAATTGCTGATGCACTTAACAATAGTATTAAAAATGGTAAAGATAATACAAATGAATTAAAAGAATCATTGAAAGAAGATTCTAAAAATCTTTTGACTGAGTTTCATAATACTGCTGGTGCAATAGAGGAATTAGCAGGGGAACTTAAAAATCAGCAAAAAAAGGCTGATAAGTTTGCTCAAGAAAACGAACGAGTTTCTAATTACTTTATTAAAAAGATTGGCGATAATATGTCTTTCTTAGGCAGTATGCTACAGAAGTTTATTACTAGTGCATTTGCTCTGGGAAGTACTAGTATAGGATTTTTCCTTACCTCGGTTCAGAATTTAGGTACTGGTCTTAAAGATTTGACTGATGTTGGTGGAGCATTTGGTGATAATTTACTTAGAGGGTCAGTTTCCACTATAGATAATATTACTTCCTTAAATCAATTGGGTTTAACAACTGATCAAGCAGTAACAATTTTAAAACAATTTTCAAAGTCTGCGGCAGTATTAGGACAGAGTGCTTTACCCCAATTAAACAGGCAATTTTTACAAATAACAAATTTTGGTGTCAGTCTTGGTATAGCACTAGATGATGCCACACAATTTTTCCAGGAAGATTTAGCCTTTAGAACAAATATATTACTTAGAGACAGAATTAACCAATTTGAAACTGCTAGAGCATCTGAACAAGGTATTAAAAATCTCAGAATGTTTTCTACATTATTGGGAAGAAGTGCTGATGATTTAAGAGCCGAATCCAGAACAATTATAGACAGCGACAAGGCATTCCAACAGTTATTAGTTACATTAGGTCCTATGGGAGAAAATGTTTTAAATGCTACAGAAAGTTTATTTGCTGGTTTAAAATCTGTTGATTTACCAGACGAAGTTTTATCTGGTATATTACAGGTTGCCACAATTGGTTCAGAAGCGGCCAGTGATTTTATCAATGCATTAGGTCCTTTTGCACCTGAACTAAGAGACGAATTAACTGGTTTAGGAATGGCAATTAGGAGCGGTTCTATTACTATGGACCAAGTACAGGGAAGAGTGTTAAGTGTTTTAGACTCAGTATCATCAGCAGACCCCGGTCAATTAAAACAATTAGTTGCCGCTTTAGATAACGATTTACAAGGTGCCGCACAGGCTCTAATTAACTTTTCTGTAGATGCCGAAAATGCCAGAAAAAACTTCAGATTAGGTGAAGACATTACTACTAACTTTAGTGACGTACAAAATGCATTAACAGAATTTGAAAACTTCTTACAAATAGCACAAGGTGGTTTAAGCACATTTAAAAATTCATTAGTATTAGGTGCAGAGGAGGGATTAGAAAGTTTTGTTAATGTATTAGGAAGAGCCACAGATGAAAATTCTAAATTCACAAGATTAATGAAAGTAATAGGCACATCATTAGGAGAGGTATTTAATAGGTTTGCACAAACATTTCTTAATACAGACTTTGTAAACAATTTTGATCAATCTTTAGTAACAATTCAAAAGGGCATAGCGGCATTAGGAGAAAGATTAATTAATTTTACTGAAGATGTTTTAGGCGGTTTTTTTAATAAAAACAATGAACTAAATTTAATAGGTGGTCTTACTAATTTTATTACATCAGTATTTTTAGAAGGAATTTTATTAGCCATTGATGCATTAATAATTGCTATTCCGGCAATACTTGGTGCAATATTTACAGATTTTAGAACCATAGCCTTATTGGGTGGTGCATTTTTGGTCATGTTGGGTTCCTCTATAATAACGGCGGCCTTTCAGGCAGGAGTGTTGGCTTTATTCCTTAGTGCTCAGCCGGCAATGATTACCCAGTGGACAGCATTAATGGCACAAATGAGATTAACATCGGGTGCAGGAATGTTATACCCTGCAAAAGGAATGATGGGACGAGCCGCTATGGCAGGTGGTGGTTTTGCATTAGGCGGTATGGCTGTTAATTATGTAGGTGGTATAACAGAAGAAGCCGTAGGCGGTCCAGGAACCACAGCAGGAAATATTACTAATACAGCAACTGATGTATTAGCAGGTGCGGCCTTTGGTGCGGCAGTAGGTAGTGTTGTTCCTGTAATTGGAACGGCAGTAGGCGCCGCCGTAGGTGCTGGTATAGGTCTGATAAAAGATTTGTTTGATGACGATGGTATAGGAACTGAGAAAAAAGAACCACCTAAAGTTGCTCATTCTGAGGTTAATAATACTACACATCAAAGTACAGTACGGGTTAATAGAAGATCAGGCACAAGTTTAGCATTTTTAGAAGCCGCAACAGACACTAATAACCGAGGTGATGTAGATGATATGACAATGTCAGAAGTAGCAGATATAGACAGAATGTCAGATGAAGCAAAACTACTTACCCTAATGTTAGCAGAAAATAAATCACAAACTAAAAAATTAGACGAGTTAGCAAATAAAAGAGTCTAATCAGTAATCCAAAAATACTTGACATTATCCGATAAATAGTATAAAATAATATGTTAAAGGATTCTATATGAGTTGGAGAAAATATTTTTCATCAGTAGACAACAGCGGTCTACCATTAAACGTAACAGGCCAAGGTAAAAGCGAAGGCGGTCCTGGTGCGGCTACAAGTAGATATGCAAGTTGGTTACCTGAGGTATATGCAGGAAGTCCTAACAGACTTATGCGATATATTCAGTATGATCAAATGGACACTGACCTGGAAATTAACTCTGCATTAGACACTATGTCAGAATTTGGTACGCAGGAAGAGGAATACACAGGCTTACCATTTACTATAAATTATAATACAGATCCATCAGATACAGAAAATCAAATCCTTAATAAAACTCTTACTCAGTGGTGCAGACTAAATGAAATGCACAAAAGAGCATACAGAATATTCCGTAGCACAATTAAATACGGAGATCAATTTTTTATCAGAGACCCACAAACATATAAAATGTATTGGATAGATCCTGCAAATATAGAAAAAGTTATTGTAAACGAAAGTGAGGGTAAAAAGATACAGACATACTTTATTAAAAATTTACAGCCTAATTTTGAAGAACTAGTTGCTACAGATGTTGCACCGTTACATAGCAGACCTTATGGTGCAGGTGGTGGACTTACAAGTGGGTATAGTACAGTAAACAGTAAATCTAACAATTACATGACAGGTGCAATGGACGGAGTTGATCAGGGTGTGCCTGTAGATGCAAAACACATAGTACATGTAAGTTTGACAGAAGGTATGGATCACAGTTGGCCTTTTGGTGTTAGTATTTTAGAACCTGTTTTTAAAGTTTTTAAACAGAAAGAACTATTAGAAGATTCCATTATTATATACAGGGTACACAGAGCACCAGAAAGACGTGTGTTCTTTATTGATGTAGGTAATATGCCTCCACACAAAGCAAGGCAGTATTTAGAACAAGTAAAATACGAAGTACAACAAAAACGTGTACCAAACAAAAAATCAGATGGCACAAGTGTTGCCGATAGTGCCTATAATCCAATGAGTATGTTGGAAGATTACTTTTTTGCCACAACTGCAGAAGGCAGAGGTTCCAAAGTTGATACTCTACCAGGTGGTGAAAATCTAGGACAAATAGATGATTTAAGATACTTCAATAATAAATTGCTAAGAGGTTTAAGAGTACCTAGCAGTTATTTGCCAACAGGACCAGAAGATGGAAGTAGTGTATATAATGACGGTAAAGTGGGTATTGCCTTTATACAGGAATACAGATTTGCAAAATATGTAGAGAGACTACAAAAGCAAATACAAGAGGACATGGACGATGAGTTTAAAATGTTCCTCAAACACAGAGGCATTGAAATAGATAACGGCGACTTTTATATTACATTTAACAAGCCAATGAACTTTAGCAGTTACAGAGAACTGCAATTAGATCAGGAAAGAGCAAATCTGTTTAACACACTTGCTCCAACACCATTCCTAAGTAACCAGTTTAAAATGAAAAAATATCTTGGACTTACTGAAGATGAAATGAAAGATAATGAAGCATTATGGCGTAGTGAAAATGGATATGAAAAATTTGCTGATGGCGATAAAAATATGGACTTACGAAATATTGGTGTCAGAGCAGAACCAGATGTTAATGTAGACCCTAATGTTGAATTACCTCAAGACATGGCACCAGAACCTGAAGCACCAGAGATAAATACTGACATACCACCAGAAGGAGGTACTGATTTAGATGCTGGAGAGCCATTATAATGAGACTTATAGAATTTTACAATCCTGAATTTGATGAATTCCAAAAAAGGAATCAGGAAGACAACAGGAAACCTAAAATGACTTTGGAAACTTTAAGTAAGTTGCGTAAAGCAAGAGAAATAAAAAGAGCCGAAGAAATAGAACACGGTAAGTTTCAGAAAGTTATGTATGCTACACCAGGCGCAGATGCAGGTGCAGGTGGCATAATATAAAACAGTATTTAAGTTTTACAAACATAATATAAATAATACTTGGATTTTTACATAAATCACAGAAATCACTCAGAATCACTCATTTTCACACCTTTTCGCACAAAGAAACACTATATTATATAAGTATTAAACAGACCACTAATGACACTTGTGTCATGACTGGTATATGAACATTAAAGGAGACCACAATGTCAGAATCAAGAAGTAAATTGGAAGATATTCTTGAACTTCTCCTTGCAGAAGAAAACGAAAAAGCGGAAGAAATGCTTCATGAGTATGTTGTTGCTAAAGCAAGAGCAGAATATGAAAAAGTTCTAGACGAAGACGTTGAAGAAGATGCAGAAGTTGAAGAATCCACAGAATCAGAAGAAGAAGCAGTTGAAGAAGAAATGAAACCTAAGAAGTCTAAAAAGAAAGACGACGAGGACATGGACGAGTCAATTGATTCAGAAGAAGAGTCAGTAGAAGAAGTTGTAGATCAAAGTAATGATCTAGAAGACGACATTCTTGCTGATGAGGAAGAAATCGAAGCAGACGAAATTGGCGAAGAGGACGAGGACGAAAACGAGGAAGAACACGGAGATCTAGAAGATAAAGTGGACGAACTTGAAGACGAACTTGAGGATCTTAAAGCAGAATTTGAAAAACTACTTGCAGACGATGATAAAGACATGGAAGATGGCGAAGAAGCAGAAATGGATGCCATGGACATGGAAGACGAACTTGATCTAGAATCAGTAGAATACGACCTAGATGAAGAAGTTGAAGACGAAGTAGTTGAAGAAGCAACCGTAATGAGCAAGAAAGTTGCTGATATGGGTGCTAGTGAACCTCTAGGTAATCCAGGCGAAGACAACAAAGATGCACCACTTCCAAGTGGCGGATCAAAAGTTGGAGATGCTGGAAAGCCAGTACACTTAAAGGATGGTGGAGAAGGAAACATGGGCGACAATGCGAACCCAAATAGTCCTAAAGACCACACACCTTCAAGTAATATAGATGCAGATCATAAAGCAGTAAATAATCCAGACCAGATTAAATAAGGCTTTTTAAGTATCTAATAGGAGTAGTCGATGGCCAATAAACTATATGAATATATGAGTCCTGAGCAATCTGGAGTCCAGATTATGGAATCCAGTGATGGTAAGGACCTGTTTATGGCTGGACTTTTCATACAAGGCGATGTAAAAAACCAGAATGGTAGAGTATATCCCAAAGATGAAATAGCAAAAGCATGTGAAAGTGTTAAAGAAAGACTATCCAAAGGTGAAACTGTGATGGGCGAATTAGACCATCCAGAAGAACTACAAATTAATCTAGACCGTGTAAGTCATATTATTACTGACTTATACTGTGAAGACAGCGACGGTTTAGGAAAGTTGAAAATCATAGAAACACCAATGGGAAATATTGCAAGAGCATTATTGAAGGCAGGAGCAAAACTTGGTGTATCAAGTCGAGGTAGTGGAAATGTCAACGAAAGTGGACGTGTATCCGATTTTGATATAGTAACAGTAGACATTGTGGCACAACCGAGTGCACCTGATGCCTACCCTAAAACAATCTATGAAAGTTTATTTAATATGCGAGGCGGTGCACAAATATTTGACACCGCATCTGCATTAACACACGATAAAAGTGCAGAAAAACACTTGATGAAGGCTATCACTGGCTTCATCAATGATTTAAAAATATAAGTAGGAGACTACGATGGCAGTGAATTTTAAAGATCTACTTGAGAATGCAGATTTAACTTCTGAAGTTAAAGACGCTCTTCAAGAAGCATGGGAAGGTAAAATTTCTGAAGCAAGAGATGAGATTACTGCTGAACTCAGAGAAGAGTTTGCTCAAAGATACAGTCATGATAAAAGTCAGATTGTTGAAGCAATGGACAAATTCATCTCAGAAAGAGTTGAGGCAGAGATCAAAGAAATTGCAGAGGAAAAACAGGTCCTAGCAACTGATCGTGTCAAATATCACAAAGCCATTAGTGAGCATGCCAAAGTTCTTGATAAATTTGTAACTCAAGCAGTTGCAAAGGAAGTTAAAGAACTTAGAGCAGATAGAGTCAACGTAAGTGATCATGTAACGAAATTAGATAATTTTGTTGCTGAGCAACTTGCTGGTGAACTATCCGAGTTCCATGAAGACAAAAAAGGTCTTGTGGAGCAAAAAGTCAAAATGGTTCGTGAAGGCAAAAAACAACTTGCTGAAGCGAAAAAAGACTTTATTAAGAAAGCGGCTGACAAGGTTGAAAACGTTGTCAACAAAGTTATTACAAATGAAGTTAAATCATTTAAAGACGATATTACTAAGGCTCGTGAAAATGACTTCGGTCGAAGAATTTTTGAAGCATTTGCAAACGAATATGGTACTAGTTACCTAAACGAAGCAAAAGAAATCAAGAAAGTACAAAAACAAATCGTCGAAATGGAAGCCAAACTTAACGAATCTCAACAAGCAATTGGTGAGAAAGAAGAAGCAGTTAAATTAACTGAGTCTAAGTTAAGAGTTGCAGAAGATCGATTCGAAAGAAAAGAGAAACTCAACGAATTAATGGCGCCACTAGGCAAAGAGAAGAAAGAAATTATGTCTGATTTACTTGAAAGTGTCAAGACTGAAAAACTAGAAGAGCAATTCAATAAGTATTTGCCTTCAGTTATAGATGGCGAAGCACCAAGAGAAAAACAGACATTGTCAGAATCAGTTACTAGTGTACACACTGGTAATAAGGCGGCTGTTGTTACAGCAGAAGCCGATGACAAAGCGGAAGACGTAGTTGAAATCGACGTTATCCGTAAATTAGCCGGACTTTCAAAATAAAATAGGAGTTAGAAATGGCAGATTTATTTGAAAGCAACTGGTCCGCAACTAAGGAAGCCTTGCTTGAAGGATTAGATGGAAACAGAAAATCCTCACTAGATGTGGTCCTCGAAAATACAAAGAGACATTTGTCAGAGGCCGCAACAGCAGGTGCCACAGGCGCAGGTTCAGTCGCAACTTTAAACAAAGTAATGTTACCGTTAATTAGAAGGGTTATGCCTTCTGTTATCGCTAACGAACTTGTTGGTGTACAACCAATGAGTGGTCCAGTGGGCCAAATCCATACATTAAGAGTACGTTATGCGGAAACTGGTGGTGGAGCAACAGCAGGTGATGAGGCATTAAGTCCTTTCAAACTTGCTAGTTCATACGCAGGTTCCCCAGACGCCACAGCGGCGGCTGAAGGAAATCCTGGTAGAAAAATGAGCATTCAAATCTTAAAAGAAACCGTTGAAGCGAAAACCAGAAGGTTATCAGCAAGATGGACTTTTGAGGCGGCTCAAGATGCAGAATCAATGCACGGCGTTGACGTCGAAGCAGAAATCATGCAGGCATTAGCACAAGAGATCGTAGTTGAAATCGACCAAGAAATTATCGGTTCACTAAGAACTCTAGCAGGTGCAGGTACAACTTTAGACTTTGGTTCTTTAAGTGGTACAAGCATTTATGTCGGTGATAGACATGCGGCATTGGCTATCGAGATTAACAGAAGTGCTAACAGAATCGCGGCTAGAACAAGACGTGGTGCTGGTAACTACATTGTTGTATCTCCAGAAGCATTGACAATCCTACAAAGTGCGTCAACTTCTACATTTGCTAGAACAACTGAAGGTTCATTTGAAGCACCAGTAAACACTAAGTTTGTTGGTACATTAAACGGAACAATCAGAGTATTTGCTGATAACTATGCGGCTGACGGTACAAAAGTACTAGTTGGTTACAAAGGATCAAGCGAAACTGATGCTCCAGCATTCTACTGTCCTTACATTCCATTAATGAGCACAGGCCCAGTAATGGATCCAGCAAGTTTTGAACCAGTAGTAAGTTTCATGACCAGATATGGTTATAAAGAACTTACAAATACTGCTTCATCTCTTGGTAATGCGGCAGACTATGTTGATGCGGTAACGTTATCAAACGTAGCATTCCAGTAAACCGAAACGTTTCAGGAAGAATTAAAGAGGCTCTCAGGAGCCTCTTTTTTTGACTTGGTTTTCAAAATACAAAAATCTGATAAATAGTTCTATAATATAGGACATTCTAGATGGCAACAAAAAAGACTTACATTAATGCGGACCAGGAATTAGTAATCCAGGGTAAACTTACCATTGAAGGAGAAGTAGTCCAGGAAGAACAAACGGTCAAGGTCAATAATCTGCAATCAGATGAATTAGTTATAAATTCAGATGGTCAAAATGTTACAGCAAAAATAAAATTAAACAGCAATAGCAATTTTGCTGAAATGTCTTTTTTAGACAGTTCAAATGTTGTAACTTTTAATAAAGATATTAGTGCAACAAATTTTACAGGTAGTGTAACAGGTAATG